ATTCTCCAAGGTGGAAGGCGATTTTACCCACCATTTCTGGGCCAATTTAGACAAGGCGTGGCGACAATTTGAACTGCTGCGCGAGGCGTTTGACCTGGACAAGGAATTAAAGGAAAGGCTATGAGCCAAGAAAAAAAGGAGGAGAAATGACATTTTACAAGATTCTTAATCTGGACGGGTCCGCTCACAATGGCGGCAAGGGCAAGTGGTATCTGCCCACTAAAAAACGGGATGGCACTTGGGAGCCGGGTAAGTGGATGCCAAAACTGACCGAACTGGTTCCCTGCAAGCATGGTTATCATCTCTGCCAGGAACAAGATTTAACCCGATGGCTCGGCCCGATGATCTGTGTTGCTGAGGGCCGTGGCGAGCAGATTGTCTGCGATGACAAGATTGTATTCGCCCAAGCGCGATTGCTTTCCGTCTGCGAGAACTGGAATGAACGGACGGAAAGATTGTTTGCCGCCGACTGCGCCGAACACGTCTTGCCAATTTGGGAGAAGAAATATCCGGGCGATCTACGGCCGCGCAAAGCGATTGAGGCGGCCAGATTATTTGCGGACGGGAAAATCACCAAAGAAAAACTAGCCGCTGCCTGGGCCGCTGCCGGGGATGTTGCCTGGGCCGCTGCCTGGGCCGCTGCCGGGGCAGTTGGATGGGATGCTGAGTGTGAGTGGCAGATAAAACGATTGCTGGAATATTTAGGGGAAAGGGCTGGGGACTAAAATGCGAATTACCCTTGAAGAAACGGTTGGCCTTGAATTTAGCAATCACACATTACGCAAGGTAACAATTGAAGTTGATCGTGACGATTGTACCATCGATGAGATGATGGACGATCTTATTAAACCCGCCTTGCTTGCCATGACTTTTACTAAAAAATCTATCGCGGATTATTTTGACGATGAAGATGAAGAATGAACGAAACTGCGTCTGCCCTGCTCTGGATTATTATTATCTTCTTTTTGTTCGATTCCTACTGGCAATGGTTGAACCGTGACTGATAATCCATTCTATTGCGCCGCCTGTGGCGAAACTGTGAAAATCATTTGTATCGAGTATGACTATCATACTCTGGCTCACTATGACGGCGTGTCTGAAATTCACTGCAACATGTGTGGAAAACGCACAGGACGCTGGACTCGTAAGATACTAGAACCGGGAGAACCTGAATGGCCGTTTGGAAGAATGAACATCTGTGGTTGATGAAATCGATCAGCACATTGCTAAGGTACAAGCAGATAAGAAACTGTCACGGAAGGTAGCCAAGGCAGAGCGAAAACCCAAAATAAATTTTGGCCGCACCCAGAAGCGCAGGGGCTATCAGTTTGAACATTATCTTGCCGGCAGATTGTCCCGGTTCGGTTTTGAACGTGTTCCCCTTTCCGGTTCTCTTGGCGGCTCTCTCTCTGGCGATCTTAAGCGTTCTAACGGTGCTGTGTGTTTCCGTCTTGCCGAAGTAAAGAGACGCGAGGGAGCTATGAAACAATTACGTTCTTGGCTCTCCCAGGGTGGCGGTGTTGATTTTGTGATTGAGGGTGCTATGGGAGGGTCAGATCCCATTGTTCACATGACCTTGACCAAGTTAGAAGAATTACTCATGGAGTGGGAAGGAGAAGTATGAGCCTCGAAGAAGATCTCCAATGTTTTACTAATACCCTGGAAAACTACCATGACAGTAAATGGGAATTGGGAAAGGAAGCTACCCGTATTGTGGGTGTTTACGGTAAGAAATCCATTGGTGCTATTGCCTCTGTTGCCGTTGTCTGTTCTGAAACGGTACGGCAATGGATTAAAGTCTGGTTAGCTTTCAAGGATGATCGCAGCATTGAACATCCCTACTCTTGGCACTTAGCTATTTATAACCGAGCCAAAGCACTGAACATAGACCCGCTTGTGCTAATGAACCTAGCCATTGCCGAAGGCTGGTCTTTCCGCGAGATTGGACAATACCAACAGGATCTTACCATTAAGCCGGAAACGCAATCCTTTATCCATTGTGATTCTGACATTGTGATACGCGCTTTTCTCAAGGATCGGGGAGGGCAAGCGGTATTCTGCCCTTTCTGCAAAGAAAAGATAGGAGAGTTTGAAACATGGGGCTAGGAACTTTACGTCAACAAGCGCTTTACTATGCTTCTTTGATCTTTGGTCGTGATGATCCACTCTGGTCCTGGTTGCGAAAAGAGATTACAGGGATCGTGGATCATCAACAGTTAAAAGACTTTGAGGTTTCTTTTAAGAAACTTGCCAAGAGGTTAGATGATCAGAAAGTGTTACTGGAAAGGAAGGACTGGGCTGACTGGGTTGAAGAATGCAAGAACCGTCCTGCGAGGAGTGATCGAGATGAAATTTTTTAAAGAATGGAAAGCGCTGGAGGAAAAAGGATGAAATTGCGGAAAAAAACAACAGCACTAGAGATTAACGCGGAAAATTGTGGTAGCAGGGTTTTAAATGATGGAGGAACGATAATCTATCCGCAGCATTTACGCATGGAATATTTTGATGGTTCGCGTTTTTCCAAGAGGGGACCGTCGGGTGTCGATGTTTATAAAGTGAAGATACGTTGGTCTGATGGTGTTCTTTATATCGAATCTAATATTGAAAAAAAGATTATGGATCAACTCTGGGACGATTTCTACAACAAAAGACTGGTTTGGGAGAAAGAGGAGACAGAGGGGACAGATGGTTGAAACTACCCCCTATTGGCGAAAACTGTGCGAAGAAACTCGTTTGCTGAAATTGTCCAGAATTTGTGAACTTACTGAAGGTTGGGAACTGCTGGATAAAATAAAACCTGTAGTAGATATTGAACTTACCGAAGAAGAAACGCTTGTTGTTTTTGAAGCGGCAAGGGTAGCGATGGAAGATGACCGCATGGTTGATTTCCTTGCCGATACATTAGGCATGGAACCCACAGAAATTAGCGATATACAAGAAAAACTTGAAGCATTTATGCAACAGTTTATGTTAGGCAGGGACAAGTGTTAGCTCCTGTTCATCGGCTGAAACTGTTAGAGATCCGCAAACTAGCAGCGTGGCGGTGCAAGGAACATTCTCATTCCGGCCTAGTGCATTACAGTTGCTGGCTCAAGGAAAATGTCAGTAGCCAGGAACGGATCGGATTCTTTGATATTGAAGCAAGCAATCTTACCGCAGACTGGGGGATCATGCTCTGTTACTGCATAAAGCCCTTGGGCGGTGGTGAGATTATTAGCCGTACTGTCACGGCCAAGGAACTAAGAACGGTACTGGATCAGGAAGTGGTACGGCAAGCGATTAAGGATGTTAGCCAGTTTGATCGACTAATTACTCACTATGGCACGAAGTTTGACCTTCCCTTCCTTCGCAGCCGTGCGCTCAAAAATAATTTGGATTTCCCGTTTTTTGGTTCTATTAAACATTCAGACACATACTATATGGCCCGGAACAGGCTACGGCTCAGCAGCAATAGGCTCGAAAATGTTTGCCGCTTTCTCTATGGCGAAACTAACAAGGATCATATTCTGCCGCATTACTGGATCAAAGCATTACAAGGTGATACAGAATCATTGGGATATATAACTTCTCATTGTGAAAAGGACGTTATAGACCTAGAGCGTATCTGGCTCAAACTCGTTGATTTTGTCCAGCGGCAGGATCGTAGCATTTGACACTCCGTGAAATCCATCGTCCACAACTTTTACAAGAAAAATAAACGGTTCAAGATTGAGTTAGAGGATTTGGAGCAGGAAGTTGAACTGTTAAGACTCCAAGGGAAAGACATTGTCAAAGGACTTGAAGATTATTGTTTTTACTGGCGTTCTGACCGCTGTTCTTCTGCTATTCCGCTACATGAGCAAATAGAAGTGTCACAAGTAGCGGAACAAGAACTGTTACCAAAAACCAAAAAAATTTTGATTTTAGTACACCAACTGCTCACTCCCCAGGAATGGGACGTTTGGTCCTCCCTTGTCCTCTTGGCAATGAAACAATGTGACGTAGCAGATGAACTCCAATGTTCGCAAGGCGAAGTAAGCAAGATCCTGGCACGGGCGCAGGAAAAGATAAAGGAGGTAGCAAAAGATGATTAAGAAGGACAAATATCAAGAACTACGGGAATGGTTTGTCGATGATGATTCACCACAATATGAACTTAGTGAACAATGGAAACTTATTTTTGTACTCCTAAGAGAACGAGATAAGTTGTTCAAAGAGAATAAGCAACTGCGGAAAGATGCAAAATTTTGGAGACTGGAAGCGCACATGGTAGGAGAGGAAGAACTTGATAACCTATGAGCGTCATTAACATAAACAAAAAATGGTACACAAGAAAACGCCCTTCACATCCAGACGACTGTCACTCACCGCCAGCAAAACGCTGGTTCAAGCGTAAGGGAAGAAAAAGAGTAAGGAAAAAGTTGAAAAGTGTCACACTCGCGGCAGTTTCCCAGAACTGCCGTTTTTCTTATTTAAGAAAACTGTTACTTTCATCATTTGATGAAACTGTCACAAATATCATATTGCTAACACCAGCAATATGATCGCCAAGTGTCACAACGGCCTTAACGCATTCTATCTATAACTTACAAAATTTTTTGAAATTTGACCCCTTCATCATCCTCCCCATGCTTTACCCCTGGCCGCCCCTGTCGGTAAAATATATTTTCACTTATCTTGCGTTTACTTGATGTTTCCTACTCAAAGTGTTAAGATCCATATAGATTCACCGGGACAACCGGGAAGAGAGGAGAAGAGATGAAGGAGAAGAGCAGCAAGGATCAGGAACTTGCTAGGGTAGAAGTCCGCCGTTTGCATGAGCGGTACTTGAAACATTGCCAAGGAAATTGCAGTCGTGCCCGTTTAGCTAAGTACCGAGAACGAAGACAAGCGATGGGAGTGCAAGTGTGAATAACTGGCAAGACACCCCACCAGGAACACGCGAAGCCCTCGACATGCAGACCATAAATATCAACGAGAATTTCTACACTTCCGATGATCGTAACAAGCGAGTCAAGGAACTGGAAGTGGAAGGGTTCATAATCTCCCTACTGGCTAAGCCGTGGATGAAAAAAGACCGTTGGATTTATTCGCTATCTGCGGCAAAGTATCTATACCGGGAATCAGAGGAAGGGGAGGAATTAAAATGGTAAACCGTAAACTAGGGGATTTTTCGGAAAAAGCATGGATACATGAATTTATTGGAAAGTATATCTATTTAATGGATATTGGCGATGTTAACTTAATAAATGAAACCAATGATGTTCTATTAGATGCTATTGAGAAATTAGACGTGATTAAAAAGAGGGAGGAGGCTTGAAATGGTAGAAGATCCGAAAAACAAAGCAGCAGAGGAACAGGCATGGGCGCAACTTGAATCAATCCGCGAAATGGTAAAAGCACTTAAGGACTCAGAAAAGTTGACGGCTGACGATCAAGAGAATGCACGTCAGGCAATAGAAGAAGATCCCCTTGAAGTATCGGTACGCGATAACTGGTACTCCCCAGGCAGTGAAGCAGAGAATAAGCCTACAGATTTTTCGATTCTGCTTTGTACTGGTGGTCCTGCTGTGAGGATTGTTGGCGAATTGTCAGCATATGGAGAGCCGGAAAGAGTAAAGATACAATTCCAGGATTGGTTTACCGGCTGGGAATCTCTATGGCTGACTGCCGAGGAAGAAGCTGACGTACTGACCTATGCTAGGTGCTTTTATTATGAGGACTAGCCGCTATCTAATCGCCGCCATCGTTTACTTGCTGTTTCTAACTTATTGCATCTGGCACGCTGCTGTTTGCGATGCTTTGGCGCTTGCGCCATAAGAAAGGAGAAGAGAAATGCCAATACTATCAGCACGGGATATTATCAAGATTGCACAATGTTTAGATCAGGCCAATACTTTGATTGCCACTGCAAGGGAAATATTGTCAAATTCAACACAGGAACCGGAAACAGCACGGGAACCGGAACCAATAGAACCGGAACCAGTGGAGGAAATAGAGCAGGAAATGACAAACGAATTAGAACCGGCTGGAATGACACCAGAAAATGAAACGGAGGAAATAGAACCGGAACCAGTGCAAACCAAGGAAGTTAGTTGCCAGGAATTAGTAAAAGATACTGGCTTCTACGCTTCCTTTGACAATTGGAAGACCTTATACAATGCGCTGAAGTTCACCATGCAAGCTATAAACAAGCGTTCTACTCTGCCTATCACTTGTAATGTTTGCATGGTAGGAAGATTAGACAAGGTGACGTTTACTACTACAGATCTAGAGGTAGGAATAGAGTTAACGATTCAGTCTGATTCTAGCGCTTGCCAAGGGATTATTACACTTGCTTCCGGTCCCTTGTGCGAGATGCTAAAAGCGATTAAACCGGCCAGTATTATTATAAAGAGCAGCAGCGAGACCAGCGCTTCAGTGATTCTAGATGGAGAAGAGCAGATCCTACCGGCGATAGCAGGAGAAGAGTTTCCCTTCCCATCTATAAATCAGAATACCTGGGATAAGGTATTCAGTTTAGATAGCGGTGAACTAAAAGAACTGCAAACTATTACAGCCCCGGCAGTCTTACCGTTTGCCAGTACTGATCGTAATGCTCGCCCGGAACTTGCTGGTATTCTGACCATTGTAGGAGAATCAAATATTTTTTTGATTTCTACTGATGGAAGTCGATTGGCTCATGCAGTACAGTCTGCCAGTGAAATAAGGAAACCAGGAGAGTATCTAATCCCTACCCATACATTAAAGATCCTTCAGAGTGCTAAGAGCGAAGTGCTTGACGTGTTCACCGAGGGAGAGCGTATATACTTCCAAGGTGATAACTTCACCATCGTATCGAGGTTGATCCAGTCCAGGTTTCCTAATTGGAAAGTAGTGATTCCCAAGCTGGAAGACGTGAAATATGAGTTCGCATTATCAACTGAAAGCATGAGTAGGGCGCTTGCATGCTTGAAACCGGCAACCAAGGATAATAAACGGATTGAATGTGAGCTATTCGTTGATGGCATTACACTAAAAGCGGGAAACGCAGACAGCGGAATTATCAGTCAGCATCTATTGTCTAAGATCCAGGTTGCTACATTGCCAGAAGATCCCATCATCTTTGGGATCAACCATGCGTTTCTATCTGATGTTATTGCAAGCGCTCCCTGCAATGGGACAATTAGGATGCAATATACAGGGGACATGAGACCGGTGCTATTCAAGGCTCCAGGGGATGATACAGTAGATGGGTACTATTCGATAGTAATGCCATTAAGAGATAGATAAGAGAGGAGGAAACTAGAATGAACAAAGAACTGGAAGCAGGGCATGCAAGGTGGAAAACAGAACGGGAACAAAGCGGGAAGCATAGTGCTGGAGAGCGGATTGTATTCTCCAACGAATCAAATCGAACTTTGCAGTTCCGAGGGAGGAAGTATTTTCCTGGTAATACAGTCCAAATCTGCTTAACTCGCGATTGGAATGAAGATGAGGGGATTGGTGAAGGTGGTCCTTGGGGATGGGGCGGTTATACGACTGCCCTATTAAGATCTATAACTAAGCCATAAAACCCAAAATATATTTTGACTTTACCAGGGAGCGCTATAACAGGCACTCCCTTTTTGTTTGGCAATGATTCATAAGGGAGACTATAAGGCAAGCCCTTAGAACGCATGATACAGCATGGTTTTATGGGTTTCTAATGGCAATGGGCTATAACAGGAGTGAAGGGATCTATTTATGTAGCAGGATGTAACAGGGGAAGGGAACACCAGTACAGGGAACACCAGGGACAAGGAACACCAGGAACAGAGATAAGAACGGGAAGCACCAGAAACACCAGAAACAAGAGCAAGAGTTCTAATTATCCAACTGGTAACTACCAGTTCTCAGCCCGCTTGCAGCGCCGGATGCACGGTTTGGAAGCCCTGAGACGTAGGTAATCATTAGTCCAGCGCGTCTATCGTAACAGCAAACACAGTCTGAGAGAGGGACGGGGGGTGATTCACACAACAATATCCAGGATAAAAACCCTACGCTTAGTCTCCCGTACTAAAATTTTTCCCTACGGTTTTTTGATATTTTGGATTTTTCCAACTTTCCTACGTTCCTGTTCTTGACACTATATCCTTTTTCCGTAAAGTATACCTTGACATTGTAGTCACATTGGGATATATTTATACCATGTTGATACTGCACGATGGAGAGGTGACTACAGAAAGATATGCAAAAACCAAATTTTTTTGAGAATGGAGGCATTGAATGAAACAAGTAAACATCCGTGAACTGAAAGCCAATCTCTCTAAGTATCTGAAGGATCTGCCATTGGAAATAACAACACATGGGAAACCTATCGCTTGGTTGGTAGAACCGGAAGGTGAAGAAGCCAAAAAATTTTTGGTTTCTAAAAAAGAAATACCGTTAGATGAAAGGGTTGATCTTGAAAACGTTACCCTGGATACAGATTTTTTTGTTCGTTCTGCCATTGAACAGAAACAAAAACTGCCCTTCAATGGTGGTCCTTGTTTCCATCGGGCGAAACCAGGGGAATGTCTTATATCCTGGTGCCCCAATGCTAGAAACCCAAAATAAATTTTGAATAAGATTATTCAGGGCGATTGCCTAGAAGTCATGGCCGACCTCCCTCCCAATTCGATTGACGCTATCGTAACCGATCCGCCCTATGGCCTAGAGTTTATGGGGAAGGAATGGGACAAGTTACAGCCCCACATCGGTCCGAACGGATCATCCGTTTCTAAAAAGATTACTTATGATATGTCTCCCGGACCGGGTGGTAAGACTAATCCTTGGAAAACGGAACGCAATGGATATGGAGCGCCTCATAAAAACCCACGTTGTAAAACTTGTGGGCGGCTCAAATTCGATCACAGCCAATATAAATGCCAATGCGAATCACCCGATTGGGATACTCGTCAATATGAATATGCCCAACAGATGCAATCCTGGCACTATAACTGGGCCGTTGCCGCTCTCCGTGTCGCTAAACCCGGTGCCTATTTATTGGCCTTTGGGGGAACCAGGACATTCCATCGTCTGGCCTGTGCCATAGAGGACGCCGGATGGGAAATACGGGATACCTTGATGTGGGTATATGGTAGCGGATTCCCTAAGTCGCTGGATGTGAGTAAGGCGATTGATAAGGCGGCGGGAGTAGAACGGGAAGTGGTAAATATACGAAAGCGCAATGGCGGGCCGTCAGGTATGACGGCAGCTAAGGGGTGGCATGATGGTCCAATGGCAAATGACGATTCAACCGTTCGCGTTACCACCCCCGCCACTTCCGCCGCTATCCAATGGCAAGGTTGGGGAACCGCCCTCAAGCCAGCATGGGAACCGATCATCATGGCCCGGAAACCCTTGGATGGTACGGTAGCTAATAACGTCCTGAAATGGGGAACCGGGGGGATTAACGTGGACGGATGCAGAATAAATGGAGAGTGGAAGCGCAGCACACCCGATCAGCATGATATACGCGGGGGTGCTTTTGTCGGTTCGGGGATAGCCGTTCCAAATCTTCCACAAGAATCCCATCCCTCCGGTCGTTTCCCCGCCAACCTGATCCACGATGGCAGCGAGGAAGTAATGGGATTGTTCCCGGAGAGTAAGAGCAATATGCGGGAACCTACTGGAGGCCACGTTTATGGACATCCAGAAGGGGGAAATTCTGCCGCGATGCTGACAAGTTCCACAATGGACACAACGGAACGTGGATATACCGATTCCGGTTCAGCCGCCCGGTTCTTCTATTGTGCTAAGGCTTCCCGTGCGGAACGGGATATGGGATGTGAGGGGCTGAATAAGAAGATGCTCCGATGGTCCTCTGGCGATCAGTCACCTGGTACATTTCAGAGTGAGGGAACGGATAAGTTCGCTAGGAATTTCCATCCCACGGTCAAACCCCTCTCCCTGATGCGTTACCTTTGCCGCCTAGTGACCCCGCCCAATGGGATTGTATTAGACCCCTTTGCCGGTAGCGGTTCCACTTGTGTGGCCGCCGATCAAGAGGGTTTCCGATATATCGGGATTGAATTGGACCCGGAGTATTGCCGGATCGCTGAGTGTCGGGTGAAGGGTTTGTCGGGAGAAAGTCAAAATTTATTTTGAGAAAGGAGCCGAAATGACAGAGGACAAGTATGCAGGGCTTCGTGAAGTGATTGCCAACATTAACGATGGTTGCGGATTTATTTGGGAATTGGACGAATACTGGCAAGTTATTACCACCCTTCTCGTTGAGCGGGATGCCCTCATAAAGGAACGGGAGGAAAATTCTTGGCACATTCCTTCATATGAATCCATCTTTAATAAATGTCAGTTTGGTATATATGTAGGTACTTGTGATTATACTTGCGGTCCCACCACCTGTCCGAAAATGCGGGAAGACCAGAAATAAACTTTGGTTCTATTGGCTCCATTGTCTAGTTTTGGAATAAATTCTGTCACAATATATATATAGGGGCATTTGTTACTGTTTCTTTACCAGCAATCGTTGATAAGACAGAAAAGACAGAGCATCTTCTGCTTGCCCCTACTTTTATATCTCATCTGCCCAAGGTAGAAGGAGATGGGATGTCCCTAAGGTCAGCCCGTTTTGTTTGGACAAGTGGATACACGGCGAGATTACTTCATTCTGTATAGGAACTATACGGCGCGTTAAGTGAAGTTATATTAGGGTGGTCTGCTTGTCTGATTTATACATCTCTTGACACAATTCCAAAAAAGTGGTAGGTTTACTTACATGGAGGGAACAATGGAAAAAGCCAAAATAAATTTGGATAATGACACAGATCTCTTGCCCTGTCCTGGTTGCGGTGGAGAAGCCAAAGTTGTCCGTGAGGCATTTTATGAGATAGTTCGCTGTACTGGTTGTGGATTAAAGATTGATCCAGTTGCAGCATGTGCAACTTCATGGGAAGAGGCAAAACACGATAGGGAGCATTTGATTAGAAAGTGGAACAACCTTCCCCGTAGAAAATCATGGCAACCCAGTACCCGTGATGTGATCGGTGATGCGACAATCTGGCTTGAAGATATTCAACGCGAATCTTTATCTTTGCAAGCATATATCGCCAAGTTAGAAAGTGGTATTTACGATCTTTATAAAATGCTGAGGACGTAGTTGAAACTCCTGGTCTTTGGCGGCAGCGGCATGCTGGGCCACAAACTCGTAGAAGTGGCTGCTAACAGAAACTATATCGTTTCTGCTACTTATCAGAATCAAGAATCATTCCGTGCCGCTAATCCTTCCTGCCATTTTGACAATCACTTTCATCGAATGTTTATCCCCTGGCTCTTTGAAGTGGCAGATGATATAGACCGTATCTTAGTAATGATTAAACCCGATGCGGTAGTGAACTGTATCGGTATTACGATCCAGAATCCTGACATTCACAACCCCGCCCTCGCCTATAACGTCAATTCCCTTTTCCCTCATTCTCTAGCAGAAGCCTGTAAGCGTTGGTTGATCCCCTTGGTTCATCTTTCTACCGATTGTGTTTTCTCTGGCAAGAAGGGGAACTACCGCGAGAAAGATAACGCGGACGGCGTTACTCTTTATAGCCGTTCCAAGTTCATTGGGGAACCGAAAGATTATGCCCTTGTCCTTCGTACATCTATGATCGGGTTGGAAGTACAGCGGAGGGGATCGTTAATCGAGTGGTTTTTGCAACAGGACACTTGCCCCGGCTTTGTGAATCATTACTTTACTGGTTTCACGACCGAGGCATTATCAAAATTAATTTTGGATTTATTGCCGTTTGGTTTGCAGGGAGTCTATCATCTGGCCGGTCCCCTGATCGACAAGTATGCCCTTCTTTCCCTACTGGCTTATCGTTTGCAGAGCTGGAAGTCGATAGAAGTCTTCCCGGTAGAGGACAATTTCTGTGATCGCTCCCTCTCCATGATAAAGCTGCGGAAGGCGGTGCCAGATCTGAAGATACCCGATTGGAAAGAAATGTTGGACGGTTTGGCAGGGGAGATTATGGCGAAGCGAAGCACATGCTGACCGGAAACATTGTCGTCCTGGGTGGCACTGGTTCTTTGGGTCAATCCCTCGTCAAGTGTTTCCTAGCGACAACTGACCTTGACGTTACTGTGTTTTCTCGCAGCGAAGAGAAACAACGTCAGATGAAGGCAGTCTATCCCGAAGCCCATTACATAATTGGCGATGTGCGTGATTATGATGCCGTTTACGATGTTCTCTTTGGCGTCAACTACGTTATCCTCGCCAGTGCTTTAAAGCAGATCCCTACGGTTGAGAACTTCCCATTTGAAGGAATCAAGACCAACATCCTTGGCGCTCAGAACGTGATCCGTGCGGCAAAAGCATGGGCAGTAGACGTGGTGGTTGGTATTTCTACGGATAAAGCAGTGAAGCCCGTGAACGCCTACGGCGCAACGAAGATGTTGATGGAGCGGTTGTTCACTGCGGAACAGCCGGTCTATACAAAATTTATTTTGACTCGCTACGGAAATGTAATGGGAAGTACAGGGAGCGTTATCCCGCTTTTTGCCTCTTTAAGCGCAGAAAAGAAACCGTTACCTGTTACTGACCAGCGCATGACTCGTTTCCTTTTGACGTTGAACCAAGCGGTAGACACAGTAATGATGGCCTTGCAATGTGGTAATCCCGGTGAAATATGGATACCGCAAACGCCATCTGCCAACATCTACGACTTGGCACAGTGTTTCAGCAATGACATTGCGATTGTGGGTTCGCGCCCCGGTGAGAAAGTCCACGAAATCTTGGTTTCGGAAGAGGAATTGCCAAGAACGGTAGCGGAAGATGAATACCTGGTAGTGCAACCATCTGGTCATGGGGTAAATAAGGATTTCCGCTTGGATAAAGAGTTTTCCTCTGCCGACTATGTATTAGAGCCAAATGATTTGCAGATGTTGCTGAAAGAGGAGAAATGGATTTGAGTCAAGACCTTTACGGTTACGATAAGGTAGTTATTCTGTCTAACAAATTTCAACAAGGCAATGGTTCGAATGGCAAGCATTATTGGTTGACGCCGCCAGATGTATATTCAGCACTTGATTCTGAGTTTAATTTTACTTTTGATCCTTGCCCATATCCCAAGCCAGATGATTTTGATGGCCTGATGTGTGAGTGGGGTCAATCAAATTATGTCAATCCGCCTTTTGGATCCATCATTCACAACGGACGCAAAAAGGGTCCGACAGCGTGGGTACGCAAGGCTATCGAAGAAAACCGCAAGGGCAAGCGGGTTGTACTGGTGTATCCGATTGACAAGTGGGTTTTGATGCTCCTAGCTGCGGGTGCAAGGGTCAGAAATCTAGGTGATGTGCGCTGGCTTGCAACCGAGGATGGTTCACAAGGTAATGGAACCGGACGCCATATCGCCTGTTTTATTCTGGACGGGAACGAATGAGCGAAACCTGGCATCGTGATCTGATCGCCGCCCTTACTTTTGCTCTGCGCCCTGACTTCTATTTGGAACTTGGTTGTGGTTCTCTTGGCACTATTTCCAAAGTAACGGCTAAACGCAGGGTAGGTGTGGATGTAGCGCCGTACAAGAGCGCTGATCCAACGATAGAAATATTTACCGGCAGTTGCAATGAATATCATGCTTTTTTTATGTTAGACCCTGTTCCAATAGACGTTTTATTCATTGACTCGAATCACAGCAAGGAATCTGTCTGGGAGGACTTCGATCACTTTTACCCGTACGTGAAGAAGAACGGATACATCCTCTTACACGATACGGCACCGGCAGATGAACGCGCTACAAACGCTGGCCGTTGCGGTACCGCATGGCAAACTGTGATGAAAATTAAACAACTGCCGGTGGAAGTGCTTACAATTGTTCAGCATCCTGGTCTTACCATCGTAAGAAAAGGAACGGCACAGATCCAATGGTAAGCGTCATAGTATCTACATTTAACTCTTACCCCTTTTTAATTCTGCTCCTTGATTCCATGATTATCTTTAACGACCATAAGGTTCCCTTTGAAGTCGTGGTGTGTGATTCCGGTTCCGATCCGGCAAAGACACAAGAGATTCTGGACCTGTTCGATATACCAACCAGTTTGGTAGTCTGCCATAACAACTACGGTGCAAAACAAAACCGTGGTGTTGAATTTGCCAAACAGGATCTTATTTGGTTTATGAACGACGATCTGGTAGTTACACCGAACTGGCTGAACCTAATGGTAGAAGATCACGCCAGTTTTAGTAGCCAATACAAACTGGGTTGGTTAGGTGCAGCTTCGTGTAATGTTTCAGGCTTTCAAGATTTCAGCCAAGTTCCCGTTGGTCATTGCTTCCATCATGTTCCCCGCATCGTAGATGGCATATCTATGATTAGTAAGAAAGCATTCTGGGACGTAGGCGGTTTTGATGAGAATGCTCCTTCTTTACAGTACGTAGATGATGATTTTAGTTGTCACCTCTTGGCAAAAGACTACGTTAATGTAATTGGTCGCGCTCGACTCCACCACATTGGGCATGGCGCTATGGAACTTAACGGTATCGACTGGCGTAAAGATCTTGAAATTGGCAAAGAATGGTTTTTGAAGAAGCATGGTCGTTTGCCGCATGAGATTTACGATGAATACTTGGCGAAGTTGAAATTCAGCGAATGACCATCAAGGAAATTCTCTCCCACCTAAATCGTATCCTTCCCTTGATTGGCCTTCCAGGTTGGATGGCAGAAGCAGATCGGATATTACCGGTAGGGGAAACGTGTTGTGCGATCAATGAAGTAGATACGGTACATAAGAAGATCTATACACACTGGAATTTACGTCACCCGGATATGACTCATAGTCATGAGGATTGTTTAAAGAACATCTATCACGAAACGGTTCATGCGTACTCTGCTTTTCTCCGCTCTGTTACAAACGATATTATCCACACTTATGTAGATGCCCTTTCCGCTGACGAGGTAAAAAAGCGGGTTGAAGATCATTTGGAGATATTGGTCGGCAGTCTTGCTATTGCTTTCTACAATTTGATTGAGCGAAGTGAATCAAAATAAATTTTGGTTTACTCCCTGCCCAACTTGTCCCACTCGGAAGCTCTAGTGGTCCACTCGGGGCCTCGGGCAGGGTTATTAGCTTCCCCAGTCTGTGCTTGCGCGCTGGAAGAAGGATTAACACGATGGGGCAGCAAGGATCACCCCTCACGCGAGTAACGTGGGGCCAACGGTAAGCCATTAGTTGTATAGAGCAGCTACCGTTCAGGGGTTGGGATATGCTCTTAGCCGAAGGCCAGGAGATCCGTTGCAACGGGGACGCACCTATTGCGTCAAAGGCATATCCTACCCCGCATTACATCCTATTATGCGTAAGTTCCCTCTGAGGCAATTAACGAGAAATGGAATGTAATGACTAAAAAAACTGACAGACCAGTTTTACTACATTGCTGGCTCTGTGGCAAGTATCTTGGGGAAGTAAAACCACTTGGCGAAATTATCTGTAAGTTTTGTGGTGGTGTTTTGAAGTTCCCCGATAGGAGCATAAAAAATGACTGAAGAAAAGATTGAAGCAGAAGAAACCCCCAAAGAGGAAACTCTGCAAAGTGTGTTGGGGAAGCAAGTGGTTGATAATTTCCTTAAAGGGAAAGTAACCATCGTAGAAAAGTAGTATGTCTTATGTCCATAAATTCAATGGAGGAAAGCAATGAGTAAATCTGTAAAAATCAAGAAAGTAGTTTTGAAGATCGGTAAGAGTGAATTTGCGCTTAGTCTGGAAGAAGTAAAAGAGTTGCAGGAAGTGCTGGACAAAGCCTTTGCTCCAACAAGAACAATTTATCCATTATATCCCTACTGGCCTTATTGGAACGGAAATGTAATTTATACCAGTTCTAGCGGATCAATTTCTTGCGCTACTACTTATACGGTTGAAGATGTTACCACTACTAGTACACAGGCTCTTAGGATTATTACTTCTACTTAATTAAGTTAGTTTATGTCTGACACCGAAGAAATAGCAAAACTTTTCCAACAGTTTGGTCCCGAACAACGGCTCTACATGCAGTTCATCATAGAGAAGGGGCCGAACTCTGAGGAGATTGAAGGTTTTGCCCGTTCTATTGGCAAAAACCTTGTTACGTTACAGAAATGGTCGCAAGCACCTGGTTTCTGGGAATGTGTTGCGGCCCTGACCGATGATGCCCTGCACCGTGCCCGCACGGACATATACCGCGCTCTAATTCGATCTGCTACTTCCAAAACTCCTAATATCCCTGCTGCAAAACTCTTACTGGAAGTCCTTGGCGATTACTCTGAAGGTAAAACCAAGGCAATCACAAAGCCTACTGAAACTACCTACAAATGGATGGATGATGAATCAAGCAAACCTGACTTTGACCTTTCCAACGGCGAGGCTGAAGAAAACACAAAGACAGATGACGGAGATAGTGAAAACAATCCCCTATCGCCCGCATCCGGCACAGAAGGAGTTTCACCAAAGTAAAGCCCGTTTTCGCACTCTGATTTGTGGTCGTCGCTGGGGTAAGTCCCTGGCGGCCGCAAATGAAGCGATTATGGCAGGGCTGAGAAAGCCGAACGCTCATATCTGGTTAGTTGCCCCCTCTTATCCCCTTACTCAAACCCTCTGGCGTACTGTGGTGAAGTATATGCCGCGTGAAGCTGTATTACACATGCACAATGCCCAGAAGTCAATTGAGTTGAAGAATGGTACTTATATTGAGGCCCGCTCAGCCGACAATCCGCTTTCCCTTGTTTCCGTTGGTTTGGACCTGGTAATTATTGATGAAGCAGCGCGGGTAGATGGGCGCGTGGCATGGTATCAATCCCTTTCACCGGCCTTGGGCGACAAGCAGGGCAGGGCAATATTTATCACTACCCCATTGGCATTCAACTGGGTCTATGACATTTACATGTTAGGGCTTTCTGGCGTAGATCCCGATTGGCAATCTTTCCGTTTCCCCACTTCGACTAATCCCTTCTTTCCTGCCATAGAGTTGGAGAAACAGAAACAACTTCTGCCAGACCGCATCTATCGCCAAGAATTTCTGGCAGAATTTATTTCTGATTCTGGTGCTGTATTCAATAACATTGAGGCTTGCGTTAAGGGTAGTTTAGAAGCGCCGCAACAATATCACAATTATATTTTGAGTGTCGATGTGGCCCGTTACGAGGACTTCACGGTTCTTGGCGTGATGGATACAGCCAGCGGTCATGTAGTGGCATTTGAGCGGTTTGGTAAATTGGATTTCAATTCGCAGAAAATACGAATAACGAATCTTGCTACCAAATACCATGCCAAAACATATATTGATTCTACAGCGATGGGACTTCCGATTCTGGAAGATCTGCGCCATACCGGCTTGAATGTAGAAGGTATCACCATTCAGACTTTGAGCAAGGCCAATTTGATTGATGCTTTATCCCTGGCCTTGGAGCAAGAGAAAATATCTTATCCCAAGATTGATGTACTGGTGGAAGAACTAAGGGCATTTGAATATCAAACTTCTCCTACTGGGCATCTGAAATCGGGAGCGCCGAAAGGAAAGCATGACGACTGCGTGATTATGTTGGCAATGCTTGTCTATGGGCTGAACCGGAGCAACATGCGGGTAAAGACATTCAATTATTATTCCGGCTGAGGGGACTATGGGACTAATTTCGGCTTCATTTATGGACTTTGAACGACAGGCGATTGAGGATTACTGGGAGAAAATAGACAAGTACCAGCGGTATTACGATGGCAACCATGATCTGAAAATGCCCGATGCGTCCAAAAAAGTTTTGGAATCTACTTACGGGCTGGTGATTAACTACTGCGCTCCCGTCGTTGATGCCCTGGTAGCCAAACTAAAGATTGACGGTATTCTCTGTGACGATGATAAGGCCCGTAAATGGTTATGGGATCTGTGGCGTAAGAACAAAGCCTTAGCTTCTTCGATTAAAGTCCATCGTAATTCCATTATCTCTGGCGATTCTTATTTGATTGCTTGGCCAGATGATAACAACGATATTCATATCTATTTCAATCCTTCTGATGCAATTTATCCAATGTACGATGAAGTTAGCGGTGAACGTTTTAAGCACGCTATTAAAATGTGGCATGACCATGATAAAAATGGCGTTGCCATGATGCGGATGAATAAATATTATACAGACCGCGTTGAAAAATACAGTTCTACCGATGATACCAGTAAGAGTCCGGCAAAGAATTGGACTCCGATAGAAAGAGTGGAGAATCCATTCAATATTCTGCCAGTTGTGCATTTTAAAAATAAACTGGTAGATACTGCCTTGGGCGAATCAGAACTGGTAAACGTGATCGGTCCCCAGGATGCGATTAACAAGATGGGCGTTGATCTGTTGAAGGTTGCGGACTTGCACGGATTCCCGCAAACTACGGTTTCTGGGCTAGAGGGAGAGATTGTACCGGACACTGGTTTAGAGAGTGGTCCCGGTGAAGTTTGGATGTTCAATAATCAAGTAAAGGTTTCTCAACTTGTACCCGCAGACTTGACCAATCTCCGCCTGGCAATTGACGGTATGATCGAGAACTTGTGTGAGATTTCTGCTACACCACGTTCTGCCCTTGGCAAATTAACTGGTGGTTTACCTTCTGGTGAATCCTTGGAACGTTCCCATGCCGCGCTGAATAACAAGGCACTGGAACGGCAAATCTCCCTTGGCGATGGTTATGAGCGGTTGAATCAGATCTTGCTGACCATGGGTAAATATCTAGGTCAATATAATGGTGAGATTCCACCAGAGACTGAAATCCGCTGGAAGTCTGTTTCTCCGCAGGATCGTAGCGTTCTAACCAATGAGATTGCCATGAAATTAGAGAAGTATGTAATTAGTCGCAAGCAAGCCCTGCGCGAGTTTGGCTACACTGAAGATGAGATTGTCAAAATCTTTAAGGAAGCGGAATCTGACAAAGAAAACGACATTGACAAGGCCATCCGCAGTCAGATAACTCCTGGTGGTATTCCCCGCGAAGTGATAGATGGTGTACGTACTGTAAAATCTAAGGTGGAAGGGTATATCAGTGGACAGGTCAATACTGGCGGAACTAAACAGCCTCCTGCATAAGATGAAAAAACCCTCCGATGCGGAGCGATACATTCTTGACCTGGAAGACGAGTTTGACACAGATCTGAGGCGGGATTGGGAAGCGGCCAAGAGGATTGAGGAGAAAGATAAGGCCACTACTTTTTTTCTGCTCTTGTTATTGGCCCTCCTAGCCCACTTCCATACCCGTGCCATCCTTGCCGGAATCATGGAAGCGCAAGCCTTTCAAACCATGACAGAACTTCCCTCAAACGCTGGTGATTTAATTGCTGAGATAACTGGCAAGTACCAGCAGTGGGCTACTGATTTTGTACAAGATATTCGTGATACTAGTTTTGAAGCACAGGAGTTTCGCCTGGACCGTTGGGGTAGGGTGTGGGGTTCCTATAATGAAGCGAAGGCACGGTCCATGCAATCAACGGTAATCATTGACTGGATTCTGGATGATGGCGCACAGCACTGTACTCAATGCCCTAGTCTTGCCTATGGCGGTCCTTATACCACCATGACTCTGCCGACTTATCCTGGGCAAACCGTTTGCGGCAGCAATTGTAAATGTCACTTGGAGTATAGAAATGCCATTCAAAAGTAAAACTCAACAAAAATTTATGTTTGCCAAACACCCCGGCATTGCTAAACGCTGGGCTGATAAATATGGCGTATCGAAAGATTTGCCGAAGAAAGTAAAAAAACCCGCTACCAAGCGGAGAAAGAAAACCCGTAAGGAGAAATGATGACTGAAGAAGTAAAAACCCCAGAAGAAATTAAACTGGGAGAAAAACCTGGTGAAAAGTCAGAGAAGGTAATCAAACCGGAGGATTATTACTACCTCCAAAGACAGAACGAGAAAGTCCTAAAGGAACTAGAAGCATTCCGCAAGGCGGAAGAAGATCGCAAAACTGCTGAACTTTCCGAAATCGAAAAAGCGAAGAAAGTGCAGTCCGACCTTGAAGCCAAACTAACTGAAAAAGACAAAGAGATTCAGAAAAAGGACTTGGCAATAAAGAAGGTTGCTATCTTCACCGAGCTTCAAATTCCCCACGATTTTCTCGAAAATGTTACCGCAGAGGACGAGGAAAACTTGCGCCTGATGGCGAAAAAGTTTAAGGAGGCTCTTTCATTGAAAATTAAAATCCCCGGTATCGAGGGGGCAGCACCAATCAATCAACCTACCCGTCCTGTCCTAAGCGAGATTCAGAAAGAACAAGCCCGGAAGTTCGGCTTTGATCCGAACAATGAAGATCAAGTGAAAGACTTCGTTACTACGGTCTTGCCGAGGATTGAGAAGGGCATAGCACTATAAAAACTTAACTGCGCAGTTCGTAACAAAAGCGAACAACGTAGTTCAACATGGAGGAGTAATTTTGACTGTTTATAAGCCGTATGGCTATCGTTACGGCCCCATTGTCGCCGTGCATTACCTTGTGGATCTTACTGCAATGGCTGCGCTCACGATTGATGCGGGAGATTTTCTAGTCTTGTCTGCTACCGTTACTGGTTCTGTAGTAACTGCTGCGGCAGGGGCTAATACTGTTCTTGGTGTAGCAATGGAAAAAGCCATTATCGGGGCAACTGAAGTATTGGTGAACACTTCCAAAGAAGCTGTTTACGAATACCCTACCGATACTGGTTCAATTACTGTTGCCTACAAGGGATTGACTTGTGATATTGGCGGCGCTCAGTCTGTCAATTTCGATGATGCTACTGATGATACTCTCTGGATTCAAGACGTAGATGTGACTAATAACACTGTCTTCGTCAAGATCGCCAAACAGCCGTCGGCGTAGAGGGAGATAGAAATGGTCGGAACTCAAGATTTTGCATACGCACTTCGGCGTGACCTTTACGCTTATTTCTTCGATCAGTACGAAGGTCTGCCAAGCACTTACGATAAGATTTTCCAAGTCGAAAATTCGGATAACGCTACTGAAGTTTGGGCCTCTGGTGCTGGAATGGGTGTCCCTGTTAGTAAACCCGAAGGGGAACCAATCAAGTTCCATGATCCGATGGAGGGTTGGTTGGCTACATTCACTCATGCGCCTTATGCCGATGGCGTAAATGTAACGCATGAACTGGCCGCTGATAGCAAGAAACTCGTTCCCTTTATGAAACGGGTAACTAGCACATGGGCGCGTGGCGTTTCCTATCTGAAGGAAGATCTTGCCTATGGTGTATTTAGTTCTACTGCTGCCATTTACGATGGCTATGCTTTCTTTTCTGCTACTCATCCTAGCCTAGTCGGTGGTTCCTACGACAACGACAACGACACTGCCCTAACCTATACCAACCTCCAAACTGCTTTGATCCAAGCGGAAAATACCAATGCTTATGATGAGCGTGGTAATCGCATCCGCCTGGTAATGGACACTCTGATTGTCGGTCCCTCTCTGCGTTATACGGCAATGAACATCCTGAAGGCGAGTATGTCTCCTGGTGATGCCGATAACGACATCAATGTATTGCAGGGTTCTTTGAACCTGATCGTTTGGCCGTGGATTAGCTCTGCGACTGAATGGTACATCGGCAATGCTAAGCAGGGACTTTTGTTCTTCAACCGCGAGGGTCCGTCTATCGATACTTGGTATGACAACAATGTCAAGATTTGGAAGGCTTCTATTTACTGGCGCGGGTGCGCCGGCGTTACCGATTGGCGTTACTGGCTGAAAGGCTATTAGTCGCCGCTTGAATAAAGTGGCGGGGGAGTGGTTGAAAGACTACTCCCCCGACTAAGGGAGGAATCAAAAACAAATGCCAACTTTCAAAGGCAATCTAGTTTGCACAATCACAAATAGCAAACTCACTGGAACATTAACATCCACTGGTACTATTTCCGGTGGTACTATTTCTGGTGCCATTGTTACAGGTACTGTGACGGCTGTTATATCGGGAACGATTACAAACAGCGGTACGGTAACTGGCGGCACAC